ATTGATTATAATGTTAATATTATTACTCTTTTACCTAACCAATCTATTATATTTAATTTACAAGACTATTCTATTTTACCAGTTTCTGAAAGTTCTAACTTTAATACTATTAATTCAACCGATAATAATAATTTTGATCATGAATCTGAATCTATTTACTCAGATAAATCTGATGATTTCGTAAAACTCAATTAAAGTTACTTATTTTCTTAACCTATTATACAAAAATATTCATCAAGTATAATAACTCTAGAATTTTCTATCAAAATTAAATATTAATTAATTAAAATTATTTAAAAAAAATTGATTTTATTATATATAATGGAATCCTATCATACTGAATTAACAATGGCTACTACAATTTCTTCTACTGAAAGTTATGTATTCCATAAATTGAGATTTAAGTGGAATCTTTGGGCTCATTTACCTCAGGATCCTGATTGGACAGTTAAAAGTTACAAAAAAATTTATCAATTTAAAACAATTGAAGAAGCTATTGCTATTATTGAATTACTACCAGCTGATTTAGTTAAAAATTGTATGTTATTTATTATGCGCGACGGAATTACACCTATGTGGGAAGATCAAAAGAATAGAAACGGAGGTTGTTTTTCTTACAAAGTTTCTAATAAAAATGTTTTTGAAGTTTGGAGAGATCTTACCTATGTTCTAGTTGGAGAAACAATCAGCACTAATAGCACATTTGTTAATAATGTGACAGGCATTACCATTTCACCCAAAAAAAATTTCTGTATTGTTAAAATTTGGATGACTAATTGTGATCATCAAAATCCACAAATTGTTACTAATGAAATAAAAAATCTTGTACCTCAAGGATGTTTATTTAAAAAACATACACCTGAATTTTAGAGCAACGCATATTTTAACATTTTTTTTTCTATGATAAAAAAATATATTATATTTAATACTATTTAAACATTTATTAATCATAAAATATAATGAAATATCCATTTATTATATTTTATCGTAAAGATAATTATAGTTACATTGACAATTTTTTTATTGAAAATGCAAATAATTTAGATTGCTCTATTTTTATATCAGAATCAGTTAACTATGTTCAGAACCTTCATAATTCTAACTTTCATTTATTAATTACATATGGAGATAATAGAGACGACTATTTGAATGAATTATTAACTGTAATTTCAAGTCAAATGCTAATTAGATGGATTCATATTATGCCAAATTCCAATACTATTATTGATGTAAATAATTTTAATCAAATGGTAAACTCCATTTATATTAATTTATGCGCTCTTGAACGAACCAGAACCAGACCTACATTTTCTTTATTTACTCCCTCCTATAACTCTTATAATAAAATTTTAAGAGTTTATAATAGTCTTCAAAAACAAACATTGCTTGATTGGGAATGGATTATTATTGATGATTCTCCTGATGATAACCATTTTAATTTTTTAAGAGAACATTTTTCTAATGACGCACGTATTAGATTTTATAAAAGATCATGTAATAATGGAAGTATCGGAAACGTAAAAAACGAAACTATTGGATTATGCCGTAGTAAATATATTCTTGAAATGGATCATGATGACGAATTAATGCCATATGTTTTAGAAGAATCCGCTGATTTATTTGATTCAAATCCCAATATTGGTTTTATTTATTTTGATTGTGCTTGTGTTTATGAAAATGGACAAAATCAATGGTTTGGAGATTATCTTTGTAAAGGTTATGGGGGATATTATTCTCAAAAATATGAGGGAAATTGGAGATTAATTTATATTACACCAAATATTAATAATATTACTCTAAGTCATCTTACATGTTGTCCAAATCATCCCAGAATTTGGAGAAAAGATACACTTTTAAATATGGGAAGTTATTGTGAATATTTACCTATTTGTGATGATTATGAAATTATTTTAAGAACTGCACTTTCTACCAATATTGCAAAAATACATAAACTGGGTTATATCCAATATATGAATGATTCTAATAATAATTTTTCTCTTATTAGAAATGCAGAGATTAATCGGATTGGGCCTTTTTTTATTGCACCAATTTATTTTCAAAAATTTAATATTCATCAAAAAATGAAAGAAAAGGATGCATTTGAAGATGAAATATATATTAATAACCATTCCAGAATATGGGAACGTGACCAAACTTCCTATCAACATAAATATTGTAATTTAATTCTTAATAATGATTATGATAAACAATTTTGTATTATTGGGTTTGACAGCTTATTATTTAATATTGATAGAATTACTGATTTATATAATAATCCACGAAATGACTTTTTAATATTAGAAAATAAATGTCCACTTGAATATTTACAGGAAAGACTTGAAAGATATAATTTCGTTCGAATGAAATGTTATTCTATTATTGATATACCCAATGAACAACTTATTACCTATTTTAAATTACTTTATTTATCGGCTCCAGATTATGAAATTATTAATTGCGAAATACAAAAACCTAAATTTAATACGAATTTTTCTAATAGATCTAAAATTATTAATGAACTAACAAAACCAACTGATAACTACTTAGAAATAGGAGTTGAGTATGGAGAATGTTTTAATGAAGTGCATTTTTTAAATAAAGTCGGTGTTGACCCAGATCCAAAATTTACACCAAAATCTGGTGAGATTATTAAACTAACATCTGATGAATATTTTTCTAAAAATTTAACAGAACAATCAAAATCTGTTTTCTCTGATATTAAAAAACCAAGTTTTAATAACATTTTTATTGATGGAATGCATCAATCTGAATATGTTTTAAAAGACATTAATAACTCTATTCAGTATCTCTCTGAAAATGGGACTATATTTATTGATGACATTTTACCATTTAATTATAATGAACAACTTAAAATTCCTATTAAACATTATTATGAAAATGGTATATTAAAATATGGGGAAAATTGGACAGGAGATGTTTGGAAAGTAATTTATCACTTAATCAAAAATTATAGAGACAAAATTACATATTTTAATTATTTTTTTAATATTAATTTCAGAGGAATGGGTGTATTTAAATTTAATGAAGTATTTCAAATAAATCTTGAAGAATTATGTATTATTAATAACTATAATTATTTTAAAGATTTTTCAAATTATATAAAAGAATTACAATCTTTTACAGACTAACTAATAAACAAATAATATATTATGGTAATAATAAATTATTTTACTGACGTTCCCTTCCTGTAAGGATAGCCTCTTTTGTATATTTTAAATTTTTTTCCAGACGTTCCCTTCCTGTAAGGATTATAAAATCAGGATCATCAACTATAGATTCCAATATTGTTTTAGCTTCCTCATATTTTTTTAACCAATAACATGAAACTGCTAATTCATCAAGAAGATATTTTCCGTATGCCAGAAATTGTGTTCCAGGATATTTTACCTTTGCCTCCTCATAAGACAATAATAAGGCTTTTTTTAATAATTCATAGGATTTTTCAAAATTACCTATCTTATTACAAAGAATACCCCAATAATAATATGGCTCGGCTCTATCTGGAAAAATTGATAAAGCTTCTTGGTAATATACAGAAATTTCTTCACCAGAGGGATGGTTTGTTGCAGAAACTAACAAAGCCAAATTAATTAAAATTTCATATTTTATATTTTCTCTAACTTCTTCAGTAATTAATTCTCTACATTTTTTGAACATCTTGATAGCATTATCTTGATTTAGCTGTTTTTCTTGACAAGCCATTTCGTATAAAATATAAATATTATCATTCCAATTTAAAACATTATCCTTTGTAAATCTGTATACATTAGTTGTAATTTTTTCATAATCATTCATTCTTTTATTCTTTACAATTGGATTGTTAGTTTTTTCATCATTTATTGTATTATTTGATTGAATTATTTTTGAGGATTCATTATTATTTGGAATTAAAAATGATATTTTATCCATAGAATAATTCCTAATTTTTATTTATATTTAAATAATTATAAATTAATATTTTTCATTTTAATAAGTTAAAAACTAATATACTATAAAAACTATAATGGAACTAAAAATTAATGAAATTCCACCTACGATTTGTTTAAATATGATTGTTAAAAATGAATCTCATATTATAAAAGAAACTCTGGAAATGCTGTGTAATAAAATTAAATTTTCCTATTGGGTTATTTGTGATACGGGTTCAACAGATAATACAAGAGAAATTATTACAGATTTTTTTAAAAATAAAAATATTCCTGGAGAATTACATAATAATGAATGGAAAAATTTTGCTCACAATAGAACATTAGCATTGGCAGAGGCTTATGATAAAACTGATTTACTCTTTGTTTTTGATGCAGATGATGAAATCCATGGAGAGATTAAAATGCCTGATAAAGTTGAATATGATGGTTATCATATTCATTTTGGTTCTGAGATTGGAATTTCTTATCAAAGAATTTTGTTAGTTAATAATAGAATTAAATGGATTTATCAATCTGTAATTCACGAATATATTTGTTGTTTAAAATCTAATCCGAAACTAACAACCATCAATGGTGATTATTATGTTGTTTCAGGTAGGAGAGGGAGTAGAAATAACGATCCCAATAAATATATAAAAGATGCGAAAATTCTGGAAGAAGCATATTATGAAGCCAAAAAAACTGACGATAAACTTTATTTACGTTATGGATTTTATTGTGCAAATAGTTATAAAGATGCGGGAATGTCGGATATGGCTGTTAAATGGTATAAAATTGTTTTAGAAAATGATAATTGGGTTCAAGAAAAATATATGAGTTGTTTAAATTTATTTTATCAATATGAAAAACTTAATGAGAAAGAAAAAGGCATTTATTATTTAATTGAATCATTAAAATATGATACTGAAAGACAGGATTGCGTATTTTCACTAATTTTTCATTTCTCTAATAATAATCAATTTAATGTTGCCTATTTATTTTACAAACAAATACAAGATTATTATGAAAATAAATATCTTAATGCCGACTTGACAGGAAAATTATTTATAGAATCGGAAAAACCTAATTTCTATTTACCTTATATTATGATTTTTGTATGTGATAAAGTTAAAGATCAATATCCTGAGGCTACAAAAACTATTTATAAAATGTTTGAAATATTTTTTACTAAAAAATCTCCCATATGTAATCTTTCTTATCTTGGGAATTTATTATTTAATTTACAAATTTATATTGATTTATGTATTAGTTTTAATAATCAATTTATTAAATTATTTCAATCATATATTAATTTTTTAGAAAATAAAAATTACGATTTATCAAAATATAATTTTTTGGCAAATTTTCAAAAGTATGGTTTAATTATTAAAGATATTAAAGATGTTAAAAAATGTAATTTTTCCCAAAATGAATGTGAAAAGTGTAATAATATTTTATTTTATACAGGGTTTTGTGATGTCAATTGGAATTATGACTATAGCCTTCATAATGCTCTTGGTGGTTCTGAAACTGCTATAATAAATTTAGCTAAAAGTTTACCTTCACATTTTAATATTTTTATTGCAGGAACGGTTTATGAAGAAAAAGTAGATAATATATATTTCGTAAATTTACACACATTAAAAACATTAGTTAAAAATAAACCTTTCCATACTTTGATTGTATCCAGATATATTGGTTTTTATGAAATGTTTCCAGAAACATCTTTTTATCAATCATATATTTGGGCTCATGATATATGTTTATTTCACTATGGTTGTGAAACTGATGTCAAATCAATTCTTAAATTATATGAAAATAAAATTAATGGCTGTATTTGTCAAACGGAATGGCATAAAAATTTATTCCAAAGAGAATATCCACAATTAAATAATAAATTATTTATTATTAATAATGGTATTCTTATTGAAAAATTTATACATAAACCAATTAAAATTACAAATAGATTTATTTATACATCCTGTTCTGAAAGAGGATTAGACCGCTTACTTGAATTATGGCCTTTAATTAGTGAAAAACTTATCAATGCTGAATTGTTTATTTCTTCATATAATAAATTTCCTCATAATAATTATGAAATTGAACTTCAAAAAATAATAAATAAATATGATAATATAAAACATGTAGGTTGTTTAAATAAAGATAAATTATATCAACTTATGTCGTCTGCTGAATTTTGGCTTTATCCAACGAATTTTCCTGAAACATCATGTATTACTTCTATGGAAATGTTAATGTCGGAAGTAATTTGTATCTATTATCCATTAGCCGGACTTAACAATACACTTGGAAATTATGGAATTCCGGTTGAAAAAGGGAATGAAATTGATACCATTCTTTCATTAACAAATAAACAAAAATTAGACATTAAAAGAAAAGGAAAAGAATATGCACTAACATGTAGTTGGCAAAATAGAGCATCTGATTGGATGAAATTTATTACAAATAATTTTAATAAACCAAATAACTTATTATCTATTAAAAAAGAACCTAATGAACCTATTCCTCAAAACTCTTTAATAAATAAAACAACAATAAAAAGTATTAATTTTGGAATTATAATTAAATATGGCACTGAAAATATAAATATTGATATAACCAATCTTGTTTTAGAAAAATACACAAAAGACAAAATAATCTTTATTTCAAAAGGAGATGAATATAGAGCTGGATTATTTACTGATCCAATTTTTGGAGTTAAAAAAAATATATATATAACTAATTCTGACCATAATATTATACGTATTTTTTCATCAGATGAAGATGTTATATTTGATTTAAATACCAATATTAATAATAATTTTATAAAAGTAATAAATTTAAAGAGACGGGAGGATAGAAAAAATGAAATGATAAAACATTTTGAAAGAGAAAATATTAAAAACTTTGAAATAATTGAAGCAGTTGATGGTTCAGAATTACAAGAAAACAAATATCTATATGAATTGTTTAAAGGAAATAATTTTTATAATAGAAAAGGAGTAATTGGTTGTGCATTAAGTCATTTAAAATTATGGAATAAATTATGTGATGATACAATTAATAATTATTATGTAATTTTAGAAGATGATATTGATATATCAGTTAATTTTAAAGAAAAATTAGAAAAACATTGTCAACTTTTTCAAATGTATAATTTAGAACATCTTTCACTTGGAGTATTTGATTGTAATAAAACTGAACAAAGTAAAATTCATACTGATGATATCTCCATTATTAAAAAAGATGTTTATAAATTTTGGAATGTAGCATTCGCATATATTATAAGTAAAAATGCTGCTAAAAAGATAATAAATTTTGTAAATAAATGTTCCATTAAATGTGCAATTGATAATCCAAGAGCATATGGTGGTATTTTAACTCATCATCACACCACTCATTGTATAGCAAGTCAAAAACCTATAAATTATTTTGGCACAGATATTCAAAATACAGATAATTTTAGTTTTAATTTTCCTAAAACTAACAAATCAATTAGAATATCATTTTGTGATTGGTGGCAAATAGAATATTGTGGAGGGTTTTTTGATGTAAATAATAATTTTATTACAAATATATTACAATTTTCAAATATATCAAAGGAAAATATTACTGTTGTTAGTCCAAATGAAAATCCTGATATTTTATTTTATAGTATTTTTGGAAATGAAAATACTAAATATAAAAACGTAAGAAAAATTTTTTATTCAGGAGAACCTTTTGGACCCAGGAATGATGCGGATTTTAATATAACATTTGCTGAAAGTAATTCAAATAATTATAGATATCCTTTATGGTTAAGTTATATGAATGACTATTTATTAGAAGAATGTAATAGACGCAAAAATGGTATAATTAATATTCCAAAACGAGCTAAATTTTGTTCTTTTATTTCAAATGGGGAATGTAAAACAACATGTAGAAGAGAAATTGTAGAAAAATTATCAAAATATAAAAGGGTAGATTGTGGTGGGGCTTATTTAAATAATCTTGGATATACAATACCAAGAGGAATTAACTGTTCAGGAAAAATTGAACATAACAATAATTACAAATTTGCTATAGCATTTGAAAATGAAAATCATCCTGGATATGTTACAGAAAAAATATGTGATGTATATAAATCTAATTGTATTCCCATATATTGGGGAAATAAAGAAGTAATGGAAGATTTTAATCCTAATACATTTATTTATGCTAATAATTTTAATAACTTTGATGAACTGGTTGAATATATTATTAAGGTTGACACAAATGATGAATTATATGCATCCTATTTTAACGAACCATTTTTTTCAAATAAATGGATGGATGCTTTTAATGACCCAAATAAAACATTCTATAAAAATTTAGCTGATTGTATTTTAGGAAAAAACATAAATTTATATGAAAATGTAAATAAAAATTTAAATAAAAATTTAGAAGAAAATTTAGATGAAAATTTAGATATAAAAAATCTTAATAATGGGACGTTACTTAAAAATTTAATTGATAATAATTTAACTGACAAAAACACAGTACACTCTTATATAGATACTTATCAAGAAATTTTACAGGATAAGCAATTAACTGCTAAAAATGTTTTAGAAATCGGTATTTGTAATGGGGGGTCAATAAAGTTATGGAATGATTTTTTTATAAATGCTAATATTTATGGCTTAGATATTGATGATGCTCCTGAATTCTTAAGTAAATGTAACCGTGTTAAAACATTTAAAAAATCTGCATATACAATAAATACAGTTAATTATTTTATTGAGAATAATATTTATTTTGATATGATTTTAGATGATGGACCTCATACTATACAATCTATGATATTTACCCTAATACATTATTCAAAATTACTGGCTCCTAATGGATTTTTGATAATAGAGGATATTCCTTTAATGGATTGGGCATTACTATTTAAAAAAATAGTTTCGGAAGAATATAGATTCAATATAAATATATATGATCTAAGACTAATCAAAAATAGATTTGATGATATAATTTTTACATTTCAAAATACTACAAATAATAATGGAATCAATATTTTTGACTTTAATATCTATTATGGTATTTATAACCTTAAAGAAGATATTACTCATTATGTATTACCATATTATTTGTATAAAAATGAAATTGAAATTCCAGCAGGTGATGATTTACGTTCTCAAATGTTTTCAAATATTCATATAAATAACAACGATGATAAAAATATATATATATGTAACAATAAATTAAATAATGAAATTATTATTCCTCATTATGAATCACATACATTAAATATATTTGAAAATTCATTAATAAAAAGTAAAACCCCCAATATAAAATTATTCAATATATGGCATAATAAATTATTTGATCATTGCTATGAAAAATTAGATGATTACTCATTAAGTAAAATTATTATGTATGATGTAAATCCAATATACGAAAAAGTTTATAATAAAGACAAAAACTATAAAATTATTAGAGAATATAATTTAGAGTATTATAATAGTCTTTATCAAAATACAAATTACTGTCAAACATCATGTCTTATTCATATATTTAAAAATAAATTATATACCAATTTAAACTATATAGGATTTTTACAATATGATATGGAATTAGATAGAGATTTTATTTATGATATAGAAGAAAAAATAAAAAATGAAAGTCCAATAATATTTTATAATTTATTGGTTCCAGATAAAATTGACAATTTGTTAATTAGTGAACCATATCAAAATTCATTTTTAGAAAAATATAATGAATATTTTAATACAAATCATACCAATGAATCTATTAAAAAACACCCCAGAGGTGATAATTTCATTTGTCTACATACTTTTGTAATACCAACTAATATGTTTTTAAAAATGATGGAATGGTATTGTTCAATTATTGACTTTATTCATTCAAATTATATCTCTGGTTTTTATAATGATAGTATTTCAGTAATAACAGAAAATGTATTTGGATTATTTTTGTTACTTCAAATGATTGAAAATGAAAATATTAAAATATATCCATTAAAATTAAATCATGAATGGCCAGCACTTCATCTTAATACTACTTTTATAAACTATAAAGATCTTATTCATCATTTTTCTCTGGATAATATAGTTGATAATAGATTCACTGATAAAAATACATTTCATAGTTACTTAAATACATATGAAAAAATTATGAAAGACAAAAGTTTAACTTGTAAAAATATTTTAGAATATCCAATACAAAAAGGTGGTTCATTAAAATTATGGCATGATTATTTTGTAAACGCTAATATTTATGGAATTGATTCCTATGTGCCTACTTTTTTGAAAGAATATAAAAGAATAAATTGTTTAAAAATGGATATTAACTCTCAAGATTGTATTAATTATTTTTTAAATAAAAAGATTGAATTTGATTTTATAATTTATCAAAGCTCAGCTAATATTGATTATATGAGTAACTTTATTAAAACTTATATTCAATTATTGGTAATAGAAGGTGAAATGATAATAGAGAATATTCCGGATATAAATTGGTGTGAAAGATTTAAAATACTTTTGCCAGATAATTTTAGTTATGAAGTAGTTGATTTAAGACATGTAAAAAATAGATTGGATGACATTCTTTTTATAATTCGTAAAAATAAAACAAAAACACCTTTAAATTTAAAAATCAATTATGGAACCGATAATTTTAGTTTAAATATAACCGATTTGGTATTATCAAACTATACCAATGAATCTGGAATAATTTATATTCCACCAGGAGATGAAAATAGAGGAAAATTATTTGGAGACCCCTTATTCGGGACAATAAAAAAAATATTTATAAAAATAAATGACAACAAATTAATTACATTAGAAGATAAAGATTATGCTTATATTGATATAGTAAATAATAAAACATATATAAATGAGGAATATTTAACGGATAAAATTAATAACCAACTTACCGATGTAATTAAACCAAATGAAAAATTTATTGAAGATGATTCAAGTAAAATACAAATAACATTAAAGAAATTTAATTTAGTTGTATTGTCTATTTTTAAAAATGAAACAATGAATTTACAAATTTGGTTAGAACATTATTTATGGCAAGGTATTGAACATTTTTATCTTATTGATAATGGAAGTGTGGATAATCCATTAGAAATTTTACAAGATTATATTGATAAGGGATTAGTTAGTTACTATTATAGACCTGAAAAGTATCAACAAGTTCAGCATTATCAAAATATTTATGATAAAGAAAAACTATATGAAAAAACTAAATGGTTATGTATATGTGATTTAGATGAATTCTTTTTTGGAACAAATAAACCACTGGTAGATAATCTTAATGATTTTGATAAATACGATGTTATTTATAGTAATTCATTTTTTTACGGAAGTGATAATTTAGTTGAGCATCCAAAAGATATCAGAACTTCTATATTATATAGAGAAGAAGAGGTCATTAATGGAACTAAATATATTTTTAAGCCATCCTCAATTAATAATAGCTCTGAAATATGGATTCATTGGTTAGTAAATTCTGGGACTTCAAATAAAAAAATAATGAATGAAATATTTGAACATAACAAAATAAGACTAAATCATTATCGTATTCAATCATTAAATTATTTTAAAAATGTAAAAATGACAAGAGGTGATGTATCACTTGAAAGTAATGAAACTATTAGAGATATAAAATATTTTGAACATTATACCAAAATTGCAACAATAAAAGACGATATTTTGAAACAAATTGTAGAAAATGGTTATGATTATAAAAAAATAACTAATACAGCATTAATTGTTGAACCAAAGTTTTTAAAACATTTACCCTTTGTAATTAATGATTTTAAAATAAAACTTGGTATTAGTTGGCAAATTGTTTTTTACTGTGGAAAGGGATTTAAAAAAATATGGATCAATTTATTAGATAAAGATATTGAAATAAGAGAATTGGATAAAGTTTACTTATCTTATAATGAATATAGTGATTTTATGAAAAGTAGTGAACTGTGGAATAGTTTATATGGAACATATGTTTTGGTTTTTTCATCAAATAGTTTAATTAAAAATACTCCTCCATATAATATAGATTATTTTATTGATAAAGAATATAGCTATATTGGAGCCAATCAATCATATATTTGGACTGAATTACAAAAAGATAAAATATATTTTAATAATTATAATTTTCAAGGAGGGCTTTCCTTAAGAAATCGGCTTGATATGGTTAAAATTATAAACAACTTTGGTGTAAAAAATACAATTACTGATATTAATATAGAATATAATTTAGAAAATTACGCAGAAGATATATATTTTACAGTTGGTTGCTATTATCTAAACTTAAGATTAGGAAATGATTTTATATCTAATTATTTTTCTGTTCATTGTTTATTACAGGATGATTTTTTTGGTATCAACAGTTTAGAACCGGGGTATTATCTTAATTTATCGACAAAATATAAAAACATTTGTGATAATATTTATTTATTTAAAAATATTCAAGATATTGAAAATGAAATTTTATGTATTCATCCAACATCTGGATTTTTCAGTAATTGTTCAATAAAATTATTTGATATAATTATTTATTTTAATTGTTTTAAAAAATTACCGTTAGTTATTGATTCATCCAGTCAATTTGAATTATATAAGTTTGGAACCGAATTAAAAGACATAACATATGAATATTTTGAACATATTTTAAATACAAATATTGAATATAAAGAAAATATTGATTTTTTTAATAATTATCAGTATATAGAGTATAAAAATCTTTATTTTAAAAACTTAACTCCGTTTATACAAAAATATTTTTCGCCTTCTAAAAAAATAACTAATATCATTTCATATATTGAAAATAAATATAATTTATTGAATTATAATGATATATGTGTTTTATTTTATAGAGGTAATGATAAGCATACAGAAACAAATGAAGTTTCATATGATCTATTTATAAATAAGGCTAAAGAAATTTTTGAAAATAATAAAAATATTAAATTCTTAATTCAAAGTGATGAAATTGAATTTATAAATATAATAACAAATAGTTTCCCAAATAATTCATTTTATTTTAAAGATGAAATTAGAACCATATCTAAAAATATAAACTTGTCTGTTGATCGAATAAATAAGGAACAAAATTTTATATTTTCACAATATTATTTAGGTATTACAATTATTATGTCAAAATGTAAATATATTGTTTGTAATACTGGGAATTGTTCCATGTGGATAACCTTATATAGAGGTTCAGCTGAAAATGTGATACAATTTATGTAAAATTACAACGACCAAAAATATATGTGAATAAATATTTAGTTACATATATTATATTGATTTAGAGAATTACACCGACCAAAAAGAAAAATGAGACATTTTTTTTACATTATTTATAATAATTTAGATTTCAAACCATTATAATTTAATTCATTTAATTTTGAAAAAATATCATTATTTTTAAAAATTTTATTATAATAAAGATAATAATTTTTTGATACTTCCATAGTTTTACTTAATATATTTTCATAATTCGTCCAAATAATAAATTCATGATATGGAATTTTTTCTTTTAATGGGCTATCTTCACAAATAACTAAAACTCCACATAATATTGCTGGAAGAACACGTAATTCTTCAAAAGTATGATGATGTTCTGTTTGATGAATATTAATTAATATTTTTGTATTTAAATATAATTTTTCTAATTCTTTACTATCAAAACAATTATTGATATTTATATGTGAAATATTTTGATTTTTTATCTCATTTAATAAATTAATTCTTCTTGGTTCATTTGTATTAATAAAGGTAGTTAAACAATTAATATTTCTTTCTTTTATTTTCCATTTTTTTTCATATAACATTGGTGCAATATAAATTATTTTTTCAGAATAATCTTCAAATAAATTTGATTCTTTAACATTTATTATATTGGGAATGCTATAGTCAATAATAAAATCATTTATTATATTATTATTATAATTGGTAACCCTTACTAAATAATTTTCATCATCTTTTGTCTTTATCTTTCCTTCCGGAGCATTAAAAGAATCTCTTCCACCTTTTTTTACTAATGTATGTTCATAATTAATACCTATTCTAATTGTTTTATTATTTTTAAATTCGGAAGGTATATTATCAATATTTATATTTTGAAATCCTAAAATAATATTAATTTTTAGATTTAATTCTTTAATTATTTTTTCTATTAATAAAAAAATATAATTATAGTATTCACGCACATAGAATGGTATGTAATCATCATATATTATAATGGAATCGTTAATTTTATAAATCATAATTATAATATACAAATTTATAAATTTAATATTACGAACGAAATATGTTAGTTTACAAAAATTTTGTAAGCTATCGTATTTTTATTTTACAAAATAAGTTACAAATTCTAATAAAAATAATTTACTTTAATAAATTTATTTATATTATCATATTTTGTATTTAATCCTGTGGTAACAAAATGTCCCCATAAGGGACACCATATTTCTCTTGCTTCTCCAAGGAATACGCTTGATAATGAAAAAGTGCTTCTTGACATTATTAAAACATCAGCATTACATAATAAATATAAATCATAGTTCTCATTATCATTACGAATACATTTATATGGCAAATTTATTTCATAATTTCCTGGTTGGGTAACTATTATAATTTCATGTTCTGGGTATTTTTCCTTTGCATTATTAATTGCTAATTCTAACTTATGTCTTGCTAAAGGTGTTTGTCTATTACAATATCCTAAATCCTTTATTCCTTGAATTATTGGTTCATTATTATTTATTCTATTTGTATAATAATTAGCGCATAATTGCCCATCATAATCGGGCCTATCTTTTACATCGCCTAATCGTAAATGGACTAAAATTGATTTTTTTATATCAAATGGAATTTTAAATTCGGAAGGAATTTTAGTATTAATACATAACTTTATTGATTTATGTAAATATTTTTTAAAATAACTTATTAAATCAGTTTTTATATTATATAAAACTTGTGTTGTTATTATTAACAAATCACAAGTATAAAAATAAAATAAACTATTAAATTTTATCTCAAATTCTAATAGATATTCCATTACATTAATATTTTTATATTTAGAATGATAATCCTTTTCTGGAAATCTTTTATTATAATTATCAATCCATGATAATAATCCTTCAACTATAAAGCTTTTTGAATATTTATTACCTTCATATTCATATTCATAATTATTGTAATTTACCTTATTTGGTTCATAAACGATATATAAATTATTATAAAAGGCATAAATTATAATTGATAAATATTGTATTAGATGGCTACCTAATCTATCACCACGTGAATATAAATAAATTGAATCCTCCATTAATAATAATTTAAAAATTATTTCTAAATTATTATATTTTAAACCTTTTAACATTTCAAACGCCGATTTTTATATAGTAAAAATATATAAAAATAATTTATTACAATACCTTAATGAATAACGAAGAACTTATTAAGGAAAATTATCTCTCTGTAGAAAAAAAGAATACTTGAAATAATCTTCCATTTTCTAAGTTATCACCAAAATAATCCATGGACATATGAAATCTATTTGAATTAAACAATATTAAACGATTAAAAACATTTCCTATTTTATCTACATTTTGCCATTTTGTCATATCTTGGCTATATTTATCTATATCTTCTTTATTTTCTAATAATTCCATATCTCTCTTACATGATGTTCCATCATAAAAATTGTAAAATGATGTTCCTGAAGATAAGGGAGCTTTCGGAGTCAAATATAAAATCCCAGCCCAATTATTGTGGCCATCAATATGAACCCACGAACGATCCCTACTGGTTGTATATTGAAAAGCACCATTATAAATTAAATTTGCATCAGAATTATCTGGTTTTGGAATTGGGAAATCTGTAATTTTACCACCAAAAGGTTCAACGTATTTCTGAATTATATCCTTTAAATCCTTGTTTGCATAAGAAATTGTGCGTTGCCCTGGGTAATTCCCTCTTACTAAAAATTCTTGGGTTAAAATATAATTTCTTGTTTCATAAGCATTATTATAAAAATTATCAATAACAATTAAACCACAGGAAGGGTTTCTTTTCAATCTGTCTTGTGTTAGTATATTTAATTTTTGTTCTTTATTCATAGTTTACAACTTTTTATATTTCAAACGCAAATTTATTTTAAATCATTTTTTATAAATATAAAGATTTTACACCTTTGGACATTTAAAACGCCGACTTTGACGCTAAAAAAAATACAAAATTTTTTACCTCTATTATCACGAGTTCCTAATGTCTTAATACAATATGAAATAAATGTATCATTAAATTCAGGTAAAGGGTTATTATTAGAATAACAATAAAGAATGTATAACCTTATGAATTGATAAGTATGTATGATTAAATCATTCATTTCAAAGACCAAATTATTAATAGCTGGTTGTATTGTATCACAATTAAGTAAAATCGTTTTGAGTGGAATTTTAAGGGTTTTATAAGCAGATTTTTCATTATTCCTAAATTCTTGGAATTCTTGCTTTTTCTTTTTTCCCATTTATATATTTACTAAATATTTTATTTTTAAATATTTTTACGAAAATAATATTTAATTAAAAAATTGAATAATTTTGATTTTACTAAATATATTTAAATATTAAATATATATAAAATAATATGGAAAGCAAATTTTATTGTGAAAAGTGTAATTATAGAACTGATATTGCTTCTTGTTATAAACAACATTTAGAAACTACTTTACATAAAACAGGTAAAAGAAAAGAAAGATGTGATAAGACACTTTATAAGTGTAATAAGTGCAGTTTTGAGAATTATAATAAGAACAATTATTTAAATCATATTCTTAACAATCATTCAACAAAGGAAGAACGAAAAGATAAGTTTAAGTATTATTGTGAATGCTGTGATTTTGGTGTATTTGTAAAGTCTATGATGGATACGCATTTGAATACAAACAAACATCAATTAAAATTTAATGATAGTCAAAATATAAATATTTAATTTGTTAATTAATTTAAAAATAAAATATTTAGTAAATATATAAATGAGTTTTTTATTGGATAATAAAAAAATTGAATTAAATAATATGACTGATATTAGTAGTAATATAACTTGTATTATTGAAGAAATGGATTTAACCAAATTATCAAAGTCAGAACTTTTAGTCAAGTGTGAAGAACTTGGAATTACAAAGTGTAAGTCCAAAAATAAAGGGGAATTAATTATTTTGATTAATACAAAAACTACTGAAAGTACAACTATTCAAGAACCTATGAT